ACATCTTATACAGTAGTAGTAGGTGCTGGCGGTGCTGGCGGTGCTGGCGGTGGTGCTAACAACGGTGTTAAAGGTGGTACTTCTTCTTTTAGAAGTACATCTTCTACTGGCGGCGGCGGTGGAGGTGCTGGTACAACTGGTTTGATTGGCGGTTCAGGTGGTGGTGGTTTTGGACAATCAAATTATGCTGGTGGAGCAGGTAACGAAGGTGGTTATTCTCCAGTAGAAGGTTATGCTGGCGGTGCGTCTTATCAATCAGGAGCAATTTTTTCTTCTGGAGGTGGCGGTGGTGCTGGCGGACTTGGCCTTGCAGCAACAAGTGTTGGGCCAGGACACGGTGGACCAGGCTCTAACGCACATACAACTTGGTTAACTGCAACTGGTACGGGAAATAATGGTTACCTTGCAGGTGGCGGCGGCGGTGCTGGAGATTCTATGGCTAACCCAACTGGTGGTGGTAATGGTGGAATTGGTGGTGGTGGTACTGGTGGATTTAAAGCAGGAGTGGGAACTGCTGGAACTACTAACACTGGTTCAGGTGGCGGTGGCGGCGGCAATAACCCACAGGTGGCTGGCGGTGCTGGCGGTTCTGGCTTAGTTATCATTCGTTACCCTAATACATAAGGAGACGCCATGCGTGGAAGTAAAGTCCAGGGGCGTTTTAAAATTGATTTTGAAAGCAAATCTATGGAAGAAGGCGTAACGGATGAACTCCGTGACCCTGTAGGTTCCCTGGTTAATTGGTACCAATGGGATGAACAAGCCTTACAAGATGACTATGAGAACTGGGTTGACCCAATCTACGATGTCTCTAATGAAGGTGTAGATAGCGGCCTTGCTTGGAAGACGCCAATTGAAGTGCCAGTAATTATGGCGCAACAAATTCGCGGTACTAACATCATGAACGAACGCGGTCTTTACACCACAGATACATTGCGCCTAGTTATAGGTGTTAACGATGTAAACCGTTTAATCCCAGATGTCTTGGTAAACCCAACACTTCATATCCAAGACCGTATTGTCTTTCAAGATACTGTCTTTATCCCTACCCGTGTACTCCCACGAGGACGTTATGCCAATTTCTACAGCGTTGTAACTGTTGACCTTAACCAGCAGAACCCTGAAGAGTTGGTAAACTTTAAGACGTTCCAACAGTGGGCACGCTAGGAAAGGGAAGCACGATGTCTTTTGAACCAGAAATTGATGAAGACCTATTTGACGAGGATTGTGATTGTAAAGGCAACTGCCTTTGCGATGATTACGATGACCATGCGTTAGACGAAGAAAAATTAGAAGACCTTGATGACGAGGATTGGGAGGATAGTTAATGGCAACTAAAGCACCAAAACCTATTAAAGGCAAAGGTAAAGTAGAGAAAGTAATGAAGGAAGCCAAAGCAGGCAAACTTCACTCTGGCTCTAAGACTGGACCTATCGTAAAGAACCCTAAGCAGGCTGTTGCAATTGCTCTTTCAGAACAACGCAAGGCTGACAAAGGCAAAAAGAAGAAGTAATGATTACCAAGATTTTGCCAGCACCGTTGGCATACCCAAATGGGGGAGGACTAAAGACCATGGCTAATAAAAAACCTGAATCTCAAAAACTAGAGATGGAAGCGCTTGAAGCCAAGCACAAAGTTGAAATAGCAAAGTTGTCAGAGAAACATGCTAAGTCTAATAAACCAGTAAAGGCAAAGACAAATGGCTAAAGTTATTAAAGCAGATGGCGAAAAACATACTATTAAGAAAAACAAAACAGGAGATGTAATCGTTGACCATGCTGGAAAAAAAGGTCCTTACGACAAGATTAACCTGACAAAAAAGGCTGGGGCTAAGACACTTACGCAAGGTGTTGCTGCTACCAAAAAGTGGCATTCAACTCACCAGTCTAAGAGAGGTAAATAATGCCAAAAGCAACTACTCCTCCGTGGAATAAGAAAAACCCAAATAAGAAATCTAAGCCAATGTCTCCTGCAAAGAAGGCTGCGGCTAAAGCACGGGCAGAAAAGGCTGGGCGCCCATACCCAAACCTTGTTGACAATATGTGGGCCTCAAAAAACTAAGGAGATAATATGTGCGTTAAATGTGGATGTGGAAAGAAAAAGGGAGAACCTGGCTACGGCAAAGGTAAGGCTTCAAAAGGCATGTCTCCAAAACAGGCTAAAATTGCAGGGGCTGCAAAGCCAACAAATAAAATTACTGGGGATGACTTCAAAGCCCTAAAGCGTGGCAAGAAGTAAATGATTTCCCAAACTCAATTTGCTCCAGGTGGCGGTGGTTCTGGTGCTATGCCTATGAACCCTGGCGCTATGTCAGTAAGGATGACCCCTATGGCTGTCTCTATGCCACAAGCACCACGGTCAGTCTTTGGGGGTGCTGGGATGCTTAAAACTCCAGACCCTGTGGGTTCTGGGCTTAGTAAAGCACTATCAAAATCAACCACTTCCGCACCAGGAGCGATGGTCCAACCAAACAAAAAGGTTATGTAATCTATGTCCAAATACACAAAGGCTTCAGATAAGAAGCAAGATGCCAAGACCACTAAAGGCCTGGACAAAGAAGAAAAGGCTATGTTTGAAAAGATGGACAAGAAGCATCGTAAGCCTAAGTCCCAAGAGGATGACCGCAAGATGGATGTTGCAAACGTAAAGAAAATTAAAGCCAAAGAAAAAGCCCATGAAAAGAAGGAAGGCAAGAAGGGCGAAAAGGCTGAAGACAAACGTGAGAAGAAGAAAGAAAAGAAGTAAGAGTTAGGCCCCTACAAAGGGGCCTTTTTCTTTATCATAGGCATATCGGTAACTCGCTGCGAGTCCGTGTAGTTCCCAACTACTTGCGCTTTAAAAGGGGTTTATTTCATGCTACCTACATACCTGGTTAAGCAATGAAGCACATCCATAGCGCAGTAGAACAAGCAGCCAAACACACCAGCCGCTACATGACTGGTCAACTTCGCAAAGAAGCAAAAGCAAGTGGATGGCCTCGCCACGTTGTTGGCAATATGGGCGTTGTTTACGACGATAAGCGTTTCCAAGTTCACGTTCACGATAAGCACTTCAATGAGGCTCAAACCCTTGAGTATGGCACAGAGCACAATCGCCCTACTGCTGCTATTCGCCGTTCTTCAGCCCGCACTAAAGAAGCAGATAACTTCTTTATGGGAACTTTGCAAAAACTTGTAGGTGAACTATGACTTTTCTCCTATCGGAAGACGAAGCCTTAAAGAATCTTCTTAAAGGAATTGTAGTTACTGACCAGAAAGCCGCTGATACACAGCAAACTACCCGCAATGTAGATGTCCGTTTTGGGCAACCTGACCAGGAAATCTCTGACCAGAAGTACCCATACATCATCATTGACATGATTGATATTGCAGAGGACACAGCCCGTGCAATGCGTGGAATGGTTAAACCTGTTTACCTAGATGACCCAGCAAATATGCCTCCAGTTTCTGAAGGCGATGACCCAGTTGCTTACGACTCAGAAACTAATAACTGGGAAATGCACTGGCCTATTCCAGTAAATATTGATTACCAAGTAACTACTTACTCACGTCAACCACGTCATGACCGTGAAATTTTAGGGCAAATTCTTACTCAAAAGATTCCAATGCGCTTTGCAATATTGGAACCAGACGACGGTAACAGCCAAGGCATTGGCACTGTTCGTCGCTTAGACCTTCTGGATATCTCTAAACGAGATGTTACAGAGCAAGGAAAGCGTTTATTCGTAAATGCTTTTACAGTCCGTGTCTCATCTGAGATTACGGAATCCACATATACCCAAGTATACAAAGCGTTACAAATTAACGTTACAGGCACAACTGACAACCCAGTTATTGGGCGTGGTCAGTTCACCGCCATTGACCCGTACACAATTTCGCAACCATAAGGAACCCTTACCCAACTAGTTAGGAGAAATCATGGCTTATAGCCGTCCAGGAGTTTACATTAGTGAACGCCTACTACCGCCTGTGCTCCAAGGTGGAGTAACTGCAAACGCCGCTGGCGCTGTAGTTGCACCATTTGCACAAGGCCCAGAAGCAGTAACGCTTGTTAACTCTTGGTATGAATTTA